CTTACTGTTAATAAGATTAGTTCCGGCTGATAATGCTTCCATTTGAACAAATTTCTCTTTTCCATACCGATCACACACCTTTTTTAGAGTAATACTATCAGTATGTCCAAGTTTAGGAGATTACTGGCAAGAGCTTTAGAGTTTTTGCACCAGAACCCTGCAGATGAATAGAACTCCATAACATATCTATTTCAGTATGGTTTTGTATTTCATCAAGCAACTCCATTGCATGCGGATCATCGTTAGGAATTATCTTTCTAAATAATCCATGCGTCATAGCGTTATGGTTCCCTTTTGGCGGACCATGACCTACGGCATTCTCATTACCCCATTTAGGGTTCTTGTTACCTGAATTACCCACCGCATTCTTATTACCAATGGGTGCACCTGTTTTCTTTTGTGTGCGCACTTTTTCATCTTTTGTATGCACACTTTTTCTATCCCATTTATATCTGGTCTTCCATGACTTTACGTTATTTACGCTGACCTCATATTTTTCAGCCAGTTCCTTATACTTCATACCTTGCATGTAATCTTCTTGAGCTAACTCGTGTTTTTGTTTCACTTCATATCACTCACCACCTCCTATATTAATAGGAAGAAACTCGTTATAAATCCCCCTCGCGGTAATCCCTAATTTAGTCTTGAAATTCTCTAAAACTCGTTGTATTATATTTTTGTATTTTCTCAGTTCCCAAGCCGAGAAAACATCATCACTTCTGAAAAGGACCCGAACTCTATCGGGTTCTTTTTGTAAAATTAAAAACATCCATTATATGAACACTTCATGTTATTATGGTAAAGCTGTATTAATTCAGATTGCTATGTAGGTAAGACTAATGGAAAATAAAGAACATGAACAAAAAGTATGATCTAAGTAAAATATACACATACACAGAACATCCTGATAAAATCAGCGGTCGCTGTGATAATTGCGGAAATACCGCATTCAAAAGTTCCGTTAAAGATTTCATCTATATAAGAGAATGCCGTAAATGCGGTATGAAGAAAAGCATCTAGCCCCATCTAGCCCCGCATCGGGCTTTTTTCTTTATAAAATAAAAGCAGCGGATTCGCTACTTTAATTGTTCAGTATTAACTTCTATTCCTTCTTCATTAAATGATTTTTGTACATCTCTTTTCAAATTTAATCCCTTATAAATCAGTTTTTTAAACTCTTTCATCGATAATGAATCCACCAACGAATCATTTAATACTTCCCATACACCTATTAACTCGGTATATTTTTGTGTACCCATAAAATATTCATGCGTTTTGACAGCTTCAAAGTGCCTATGAAATTCCCCATGACATTCTTCACAAAGTGGGATAAGGTTTTCATAATCATTTGTCCCACCTGCCTTTAATGGGATTTTATGATGTAAATGTACATTTATGTTTGAAGAACATTTCTCGCACATTTTTGGTTTCTTTGTATTTTTCCAATATTGTTTACTTATATTGCGAAACTCTTGGCGAAGCTGTTCATATTCTTCCATCATAAATCCCCCTCTTTTAATTCTTTAGCTTTTGCATAAATAGTAGAACGTGGAACACTTGTCATTTTAGAAATATCATTTACACTCAAACCATTTTCTGACCTATTAAAAAACAATTTCATAGCTTGTTTAACTTGTTTTTCGTCTTGACCTTTTCGTCCCATATGTTTTCCTTGCGCCTTTGCTCTTTCTCGACCTTCTGACGTTCTTTCATTAATTAAGTCTCTTTCAAATTCAGCGATTGCCCCTAGCATTGTAAACATTAATTTACCTGCAGGTGTAGAGAAATCAATTTGTTCTTTTATAAATACAATTGAGATACCTTTTGTATCTAACTCACGTACAATTTTATGTAAATCAAAAGTAGAACGGGCTAATCTATCAATTTTATAAACTACTAATTTATCACCAGAACGCAGATAATCAATTGCATTACTTAACTCTTCACGGTCTGTTTTTGCTCCACTTTGCTTTTCAGTAAAAATCTTTTCGCACCCGTAATCTTTTAGCTTATCAATTTGCAGTCCTAAATCTTGATCTTTAGTACTAACCCTGGCATATCCTATTAATGCCATAAAAACATCCCCTCACCGTCTAAAAGTCTTATATCTTCTATACTTTTAATTTTAGACTAACTTCTAGACTATATCAAGTAATGTTTTTATTATATTTTAAGCGTCTAAATGTAAGTGTCTAGATGTTTCAACTTTTAGACGAAGAAGCAGGAATCATTTGATTCTTGCTTTTCTTTTCCGTTGTGTTCGTTTGTTTTGTAACCCTTATCTTTCTTTAACAACAAACAAGACGCCACCCAGATTACGGCAACGCCTACGATTATTGATATTGATTTAATCAATATCATCAGCAATTAAATGCTCAATTCCTTTTAATCCTTTATCATCAACACGAAGTTCCATCCGACTGAAAATCTGGATCACATCATCTAATGTTTTAATTTTATTCGCATCAATCTTGTGTGGATGTGTAGGTTTCATCTCCAATACTTTTGTTTCATCCATCATTCATCCTCCTATCCAAATGTCCATTTCATTCATATTCACGTTTAATGTGTAATTTCTATATAACAAAGAAAAAAGCACCCGTAATGGATGCCTTCTCTTAAATATCTTCTTCAATTGCTCCAGCAGAAATACAAACTGAATTGTATTTTCCGTCTGCAGGTATTAATATTTTGTCTACTTTAGCCATCCCGGGAATCACTTTATCTGATTTTTTAGCAGCAATGATATATTGAACTAATACATCCGCATCTTTATTAGGGATTTCTTGTAGATGTTTTATTAACTCGCTTACTTTCATATAATCCCCTCCTCTCCCACTCTATCTATTCGACAGAAAAAGAGAATATCCTACAAAACAAAAAGCCATCACCGAAGTGACAGCTTTAAAGGGTATGTGAGAAACATTCACGAAAGGGGAATTTCGCAATCATTTCAAGGCTGAGTACTCTCAACCTTCTCCAAGCCACCGCATCATGTAATGTTTTAGCTCTTATTAGCTACGCTCTTTACGTTCGGTGACTGGGAGAAGAACAAGAATCTTCTCGTTTATACTCCGTAGAGTTTGCCGAATGAGAGCTATGGTGTAACTCTCCTATAAAGGTTTTTTAATTTTTATCAAGACGTATATGTTTCTTCCGACGCCTTGTTTGAACCAATACACTAGAGGGACGTAAGGGGAATGTTTCCGCTGTATTGGCTCAAACAAAGAGTGGAACTCTTTGCCCTCGTTTTGGTCATTAATAAGAATCGTGAGTAATTACTAATGTACGAGATCACGTATGTTTTAGATTTTTAGAATGCAAGCGTTTCGTTACTCATTTAAGAGCAAACACCCCCATTCCATTTTCAAGAAACAACTTTAACAAAGAATACAGAGTTATTATATTCACTATCAACCCAGAGGACATGGCGGTCTCTGAGCTGAATACTAAATATAATAGAAACAGTATGACGAATGCGAGTTATCTCACACCCGCCACACTGGAATATGTCATAAGTTATTTTTGATACTTCTTAGTAATAATAGTGTATCACCGAATTATCAAGAACAGTGTGTCTTCGTTGTGGCATGATTGTGGCTTCTTTTCATTCTGCTGCTCACTCTTCTAATGTGGTCATAACTATAACCCAGCTCACTAGCAACCTGTTTTAAATTGAATCCCATTACATCTCGTAAATAAATAATTTGTTGTTCTAGACCTTTCTTTTTACTCATAATAAACTTCGCTTCTCCCATTAATCCTTTCTTATCTGCAATGCGTTGTTTTAATCGCTCCGACTTCTCGATAATGCGATCATGACGACCAGCTATCTCATCTAAAGCTAACGGGATTTGTCCACCTGTTACACGATCCTTGCTATAGTCTGTTACTCCATTGAACTTAGGAGCATTCATATGCATATTTTTCATTAAGTATTTGTGCTCTAATTTAAGGTCCTTTAACTCAACTTCCATTAATTCGATTTCTTCGCCTAAGTTTTGATAAATGTTTGTCATGGTAAATCCCCCTATTTCGAATTTTGGTTTTTACATTCACATCAGGTACGTGAAATTTTACTATCTCTTTTTTGAATAAGGGAACGATGCTTACAATACAGCCCCCACCACACTGTGAAGCATTGTTCCGCTATCCATTAAGCTATTGTCTTCTTGTAAAACGCTGCTATACGTTTCTCTTCATCGTGAATTCTCCATCCATCATCTAAATGGTCCATTAATTCTTGATACGTAAATACATCGAAACTCCATACACGTTGTTTACCACCAAATCCTTCTTCATTGCGATGCAACATGAATTCTCTCGTACCTTTGTATCTTGGAATCATCTACTCAGCTCCCTTTATTTTCTTATCCAACCTTTCTTCTTGTCCTTCATAACAACAATTAATTCCTGTTTATATCGATATTCAAACATCTTCTTCATATACGGAAAACGATCATTAGCGTACCCTTTAACATCAATAACTTCCTGCGTTCCATCTTTATAAGTAACAAGGAAATCCGCTGTGAATTTCCAGTCTCTGCGTTTCTTTCGTTTACCCTCTCGTGTAGTAATATAAAACCCTTCAAGGAGCATGTACTGAGGTTGTAGCTCAATCTCAACAACCTCAGGGTTACCCTTTAGGAATAGATAATATTCTGCTTCTGTTTTGCTATCAAACTCAATTCCTAGCGCTACTGTTTTCCTACTATTAATACGGCCTGTCTTCTTTTTACGTTTAATCAATTGGTAACCTCATTTCCTATTCCATCTGTTCTTTACACTCTTCAAGAAAATCAATAACTTCCTGAACATGATCCCTTGTAGTCATACTCTCCATTACATGTCCTTCATCGTTGTAAACATTAACCTTATTCTCTGTAAACTCCATTCCACACATTCCGTCTGCACCTAATAGCTTTACGTTACCTTCCATTCCCCCGACCTCACTTTCTATTAGAAGGATTATTTTGTTGAATTTTTTACTACCAATCATCAAAAAAATATCTTATAATCGTTATATACAAACCTATTTTTAGGAGTAGATAGAATGCCAGTTACACTCGAACTTATTCTTTTCATTCTTCTAGCAATTTGTGCTATTGGCTATTTGATAAAAGAATCTCAAAAAACTAAGAAAAGAACCCTTGGAATTTCACTAGAACTTTTAGTTCTTTTCTGGTCAATATGGAGAATATCGACTATCATAATTCAAATTTTAGAATATAATCTCTCGTGAATAAAACTCAATATTCCGTCAATACTATAGATGACACGGTAATCTTTTCTCCTAGTTCCCCCTTGGAGATGAGCAGTTAGCCTTTGCTAGCTGCTCTTTGTTTTTCTTCCTGTCTCTTTAGGAAATTTTTTGCTTTCTTAATAGCCTCTGCTCTTGTTTGACCTTCAGCTATGCCTTTTAATCCAGCGTCATCCTTAATGCACAACATCTTCTTCTTGCCATTATCCATAAGAACCTCTACATGCGAATAATAAGCACTGTGTAATGTATCGTCTTCAAGAAGAAAACTCATAAATTCCGCACCGACTTTGCCTGTAAACTCTTTAACCTTCCTCATATCCATTCTCCTTTTCTACAAAATGAAATTTTGGTTAAGATTGACTCACCATTCTCAGAATTTCTACACATTTGGAACTTTATAGAAATAAACCCTTTACTTTCAATTTGATTATATTAATATACTAAATGAAGGGTGTGATCAATTAATGGAACAACTTAACTTTAGTGCTTTAGAACAACCACTATTTCTATTAGCACTTCAATTAATTGCATTTGTATTAATCATTTGTATCGTATATGGAATCTTATACAAAACTATATTAAAATTAAATATGCCTGAATGGACTGCCCATGCGGTAGCAACGATATTTTCCCTCGGTATTGCCTATCAAACTTTTATGAATTTCATTTAAAAACATTTTTCTTTATTTCTCTCTTTTGTTGAGAAATCTATCATTTACCATCCAAGAACGTAGCAGGCAACTTAATTGGTTGCCTTACGGTTATTTACTTTCAAATAGCGTTTTGGTTTAAAATGACGCCCTATTCATTTGGACACATTTACCAGTATTTTTACCAAAAAATTCATGATATGGTTATTTAGTCGAGTACGTCATTACTTGACAATTACCCTTAGGAACCCCGCAGACAAACGGGGTTTCTTTTATTTAAATAACGATTTTGTTTTATTTTTGCTAACTACCCTTCCCTTGTATAAACGCACTTTTTTTACATACAATATTAAAATCCAAATAATCCTATTTTAGGAAGGTACTAATATGAACAAGAAATTTAAATACATTTTTATTTTCTTTTGTGCGGTGTTTTATATTACAATGATTAGCTGTATTATTTATCAACACTTTATTAAATAGCGCTTTATTCCTCCAAGATAGAAATCTAAGATGGAACATAAACATTTATAAGTAGGTATAAGGAGCGCTCTCGATTAGCGCTCTTTTATGTTTAAATAAGAATTTTTTCCAACTGTGCACAACCTTTAAAAACATACATACAATATGATGTGAACCTTTTTTTATATAAGTCTTGGTCAATGAGCGCCTATCTCTTAAGGCACTCTCTTTATCTATTACTAAATATTTTTTATAAAACTTTTTCACCTTTTAACTGGACAAGCATACATTATTGTATGGAGGCGTCCACTCATAGAAATCTACCTTTCTTGTCCAAGAGCATACTTATATGTGTGCTCTTTTTGTTTGTTATGAAATAAAGATTTTGTCTTATTCCTTAACCAACTAAAACCATGTTAAAATTAACCCATAATCTGTAAGGAGGTATATAAAATGCTCTCACCGTACACATGTGTATCTTGTGATCAACCTCTTATACAACACGATGAACATACGTTTATTCATTACTGCACTAATCCAAATTGTGAAGAAGCAAAATTGCATTTATCTCTGTTGGAAGAGATGGGGTTGTGAGCCCTATCTCTTTTTTCTTTACAATAAGGATTTTGTTTAGTTTTCCTTAACCGTATTTACTACAGCTTTACAAACTGCTATTCCAAATTTCTCTTCGATATATTCTTCTTCATGCAAAGTCACGCACCAAGATCCATTTTCATTTTTAATTTCTACTTTATGATCTTGATCGTTTAACTTATCTAAAATAATTCCCGCATAATCAATCGCATCGAAATCCGCTATCGGCATATCATGAAACGCTTTTCCGTCTTTCCCCCAATGCGTCCCTACCTTTTCCCACTCAAGCACTTCATAAGCAATTACATCATTTAATTTTTCAACTTCATTCAAATCTTCAAACGAGATCCAACTCTCTTCAAAATGAGCTACAAAGTTTTCATCAATAACGCTATACGTAATGCATCCAATTCTCCATTCGCAACCATCATGTGCTATTACAGAATCATATTGTTTTAAAGCTTCCCCGTTCTTATCAACTGCATTTATATCAATCGCACCTTGTTTCCACATTTCTTTTGCTTTTTCGATATTTGTCATTTCCTATTCTCCCCTTCGTTTTGAAATAAGAATTTTGTACTAATTTTGCTTAACGTTGCCTGATTTAGTTTCAATAAATGTATCTTCATCAACCCCAATGCTCACCATATCCATCTCACTATCAAAACCTACAACTCTTCCAGAAACTCCTGTTAATGATCCCTTAATAATCGTTGCTTGAATATTAACTGTTACTGTATTCATTTCTTTTCCTCACCTTCTCCAAAATAACTATTTTGTTAAATTTATAAAATACAACCGCTTGTCCATTTCGCTTTGTGTTAAAATGGCGTTTTTGTATAAGATAATTGCTCCAAATCAATTGGACATATTTACCGATTTATTCACCACTAAATCCATGTTAAAATCCCTTGTGAGTACGACATAGCTCAATTTTATGAAGTCCTGTAACATTTTCTGCGGGGCTTCTTTTTTTTACAAGCCGTTAGTGAACTGTGCTGACTACCTTAATTTACAAAATCACTTTTTGTTCACTTTTTTGATACATTTACGAAACATTCATGTGTTATCTTCAATACGTTCTATTCTTTTTATATTATCGTGTGAGATATACCAAACCGAGAAGCCCTAGCCCCCTAAGCCTAGGGCTTCTCCATTTAAATACGGATTTTATGCACTTTTATTATTTTCATAAATTTATATATTAATAATACTAAATATATAAATTTATGTTATAATGTCTTTGTGGAACATCACGTGTTTCAAATACAACATCTTTTTTGATGACCTCTTATCTTTCCGTAAGAGGTCTTTTTTTATAGCTATTTTGTTTAAATTCACCTTAATTCGCATCTAATTTTCTTAACATTCAAATTAATAACTGTATAATATAATTAAACTATTTGTATGAGAGGTGATTTTTATGAAATGGAAACAAAAATACAATCCAAAGTATCTCTTTTACCGCATGTATAGTTATATTTATAAAGCTCTTGATGATATATCATGGTCCTTAAAATAATTTAGATTGGTATGAGTACACATTTACTATGTGCTCATACCACAGTTCCAAGAACGATCCTTAACCTTGTGTTACGCGTCATAACGCTATGCCTCCTAATCCAAATCCATGATCTCCGCTAACGTCCTTGTACTTATCACCGTTTTTATAATTTGGATTCTTCCATGCTTTGCTATGGCATCGCTCTTTGCATCTTCTTCGTTTTTTGTTTCAAACCAATCTATTTTTTGCTTCTCATCTTGATCGTAAAAATGAACTTCAAATGTAGGCGTTATAGCGTTATGGCTATTAATACGCAGAAATTGTTCGGAAGTACTGGTTGCTGTATAGTCAAAGCTTCCTATTACATCTTCAAAAGAGAGTTGACCGTTTCTCATGCCACAACGCCTGTCTTCTTTTTCTGCTGCATACGATGAATTTCCATTAACCTCGCTATAACGGCATGACGCTTTCTATCCACTTCTTCATGTGTTTGATTCCCTGCCTCGCAAACGCATGGTCCAAATTGATACATACCCATTCCCATATCGGTTCTGATTACTCCCGTTCCGTTACATGCACACATCTCAATTCCCCCTTTTAAAATGGCAATGCCTTTCTTCTGTAATCCTTTGTATCTTTGAAAACGAGTGCTTTAAAGTTATTAAAAATACGCGATACAATTCGCTCGTCGTACGCTCCCTCTAAACGCTCTCCTGTGAGGTTTGTCGTAAAGATAGTAGATTTACCTTGCCTTCCGTCGAAAACATCGAATAACACCCTATTAATGAAGTTTGTCGCTTTTGTATTTGCATCTAACGCACCTAACTCCGCACCTAAATCATCGACTATTAATACTTCTGCTCTTACTAAGCTTCTTATGATTGAATCCTCAGTTAAGGTGGAATCCTTACTGAACGTACTTTTAATCTTTCGTAGTAATTCGCCAACTGTAACGAAGACAACTGAATTCCCTGCTCCAGCTAGCTGATCCGCTATAGCGTAGGCAAGATGCGTTTTCCCAGCTCCGCAATTCCCGGCCATAATCGTGTTAAAGATTTTTCCATTGAGATAATCCGTCGCAATGACCTTTGCGAGTTCAAGGTTCTTCGCTCCTTCATCGCTAGTAGGTTGGTAGTTATCAAAATTAGCTTTCTTAATGTTGCTATCAGCAATCATGCTTTGCTGGTGAAACATGAATTTCTTCTCATTTGCTTTATCTGCATCGTATTTCGCTTGTTCTTGTTGTTGTAGCTTCTTACTTTCGTTTTCAAGGAAGCATCGAGGGCAAACAACTTGTCCACCGAACTTCATCTTATTCATGCTGTGTATATCACACACATCAGAATCCATAGTCATATTCACCTTTTTGGCTATATCGGTTGGTATTGCTGCCGCCGCTCTCTGCATTGTTCTTCGCTCCTTTATTTCGTTGATATTCAGCTTCTACTGCTTCCACATCACTTAAAGTCTTAATATTTTTGTTAGTCCATTGTTTTAAGATGCCTTCAGCATAGTTCCATTTAGCTTGTTTCTTTAATGCACGTTCCATAGCTGCTATAACAAGTTCTTCGCTTGTATCTTTAATCCACTGATCTATGCTATCTGCCATGAATGGATTTAAAACACCGATGTTACTTTCATAGAATGAGAAGGGATTCTTACTACTACTATTTATTGTTAAATTAGTATTGTTAAGATTAGTATTGTTAGTGTTTCCCTCAGACACTACCCCCAGTTTCTCTGGGACACTACCCTGGTTTCCCTCAGACACTACTAGTTTCCGTGAGACACTAGGGGTAGGTAATACGTAATAGATATTTGATAAATTATTTCCTTGTTCGTCTTTCCTGTTAACTTTCTGAATGTATCCTTTTTCTTCTAATGACTTGATACATTGAATAATCTTCTTTCTTCCGCATCCAACTTTTTCAGTTAATGTTGTTAATGAAGGGAACGCTGATTGTGTATCTCGATTTGCATGTCTTACGATTACCGCATAGGCTTTAAATTCGTAAACATCCAAATCACAATTGTCTATTGCATCGTTCTCTATCATGAAAAACCCTTTTCTTTTATCAATAAAATTCATTTAATTCACCTTCTTCATCCAACATTCATAGCTGACATTATCCGTGTAGCCGATTGCTCTAAATTCATGTTTTCCTTGAAAACTTCTGCCGCTTTGTTCGTAAAACTTACCGTTCTTATAAACCGGTTTAATTGGTGTTAAGAAATCAAAACCTCTCTCAATCAAATCGTTTGTAGCTATTAGCATTTCTTTTTGTGTTTGTCTTCTAACAGGTATCTTAAACATCAACCATCACTCCGTTCGCATATGGCAAATCCTTTCGATACTTTCAGGACCCTATAACCTGGGTAGCGTTTCGGATTTATATATTTCAATACGTTTCGTTTTACTTCGTCTGTTGATTTGGCATCCTTCCAGCACCAAGCCGGAAGGAGTACCTTACTTTGTTTTTCGATCATACTAATTCAAGTTCCATATTTTCGAAGTCAATTTCTTCTCGTTCTGGCTCCTCTGCTACAACTTCAATTACTTGCGTTGGTTCGGTTTGTTTCTTTTGGCGCTCTGCATGCTCCAAATCAATGAATTTAGAAAGAGCAGCAATTTGTTGTAAAGAAAGGTCTACCGGCTTTTTGTTAAATTTCTGTTGAATGATTGCGATTAAATCGTGTGGTTCCATACCGTAACCTTTTAATTTCTTATTGATTTCTTCCCATTTATTTTTTAATTCTACTTCTGGATCTACTGTTTCCCCATCTTCAACTTGAATTTGATTAGATTTATTAGGAGTGATATCTACACGTTCATATGATCCCGCATCATCAACTGCACTGCTTCCAATAGGCTCATCTTCTGTAATTTCAATTCCGTATTGCTGTTTCGCTGCTCGTTTCGTTAAATGCTTTTTGAACATATCGTTAAACCAACTATTCCACATTTTGCTATTGCTACTTTTCTTCATATGTTCAATTTCAGAAACTTCCATAAGTGTTACAACATCGTCAAAACCTTCGCGCTTTGCTATTGCATAACCACCGATGACTTTCCCTCTTGGAAAACCTACATTATGTAGAATCTCGTCATTTGCTGCGTTGAATTTGAATTCATCATTTTCATGAACTAATTGGACCTTTACACCTTTGTACCCCTGTGTTTTACGTGCTAATGAAAGAATGCCTTCAACCGATACCTGGACGCTCATTTTTCCACCGTACACGATGCAATAAATGTGATTTAAGAAGGGATTAAGCCCAGAGTTTACACAAGTTTGTACAAAAAGCTTGAATTGTTCGTCTGAAGTACCTACTGCGATTGTGTTTTTTATTGTTGTTAACTCCATATCTGTGAAATTACCGATTATCTTATCTGTATTTACCGCCGCTACTTGATTAGCCATTGATTACTTCCTCCTTTTGGATTCCTTCTGCTTTAATCATGAATTCTGCATCCTCAACCTTCGCAATGATTATCTGCCCTGCTGGCTTAGTGAAATGTATGATACTCTCAGCGTTATCAACGAATGTAGGAACAACTAATTGCGATTGCTTGCTTAACACTTCTACAAGTTCTAACCCTGCTTTAATCTTTTCTGCTGTAGATAGTCTGCTGTATGGCTTACCATCCATTAAAATTTCAAATGTAGCTCTCTCTTCGCCATTTTTAAGAGTTTCATAGAGCTGCACATCAATGTTTGTAAATAAACTTTGAATCTTGCTAACCATCAATTCAGAACGCTTTGTACGGAAGTCTTTGATTGCATCAATAATTGCAATTGATTCATTCTTTTCTTTACGGATTTCCACTTGTGTTTCCGCTGCTTCATCAATTTCTTTTTGTAGTAAATCTAGTTGTTGTGATTGTCGTAGTAATCCGTTTAACTCGTAAATCTTTTCATCAATTTCTCTTGTTTGATTAAGATCGACTTCTTCGAGTGACATTTCTTTTATAGAAGCTTCTAGTTCTTTTAGTTTCTTAACCATATTAGAACCGGTTTGTTTTGCCTCTTCAAAGCGATTAATTTTGTTTTGTTTAACCTGTTCAACCGCTTCATCTTGTAAGGCTTGTCCGCACGTATGGCATGTGTCTTGTAATTCCTCATCACGTATACCAAGAACCACTTCCTTTTGTTTTAATACTTGCTGCTTCATGCCTTCGACTTGATATTGCGCGTGGTTGTACTGTTGCTGTTTCTTTTGCGAATCCTTAATTGTTTTATCGATTTCTGAACGCTTCGCTTGTAATTCAGATAGTTGCGATTCAATTTTTTTCTTATTAACATCTGTACTTTCTGTTTTTTGTTTCTCATACTGTTCTTTTAACGTGATCACTCGTTCACTTGCACGCTCATATGATTTCTCATGTGTTTTCTTACGCTCTACATGAACTTTCTGTAGGTCTTCTATTGAAAGTTTTTTTAAGTTTTCTTCTAATAATTCAACCTGTACTTTTGGTAACTTAACGAATACTTCTTTCTTTAATGGTTCACTCACATATGTAAGTAATTGTTCACGTTGCGTTTGCCAGTGTTGTGAGCTGAAGTAACCAGGATTGAATAGCGATAAAAAGGCTTGTTTATCAAACAACTCATCTACAAATGATTCGAATTCCTTGGCTTTCTTAGGAACTTCATTAATAAAGTACTTCGCTGCTTTCTGTTGAGCTTTACTAATTAAAATATCCTTGTCGTCTACTTGGATAAGAAGTTCTACTTTCGTTTCTGCATCTTCATTACCAATCGGTTTCGGATCGTTTTTAGTTCCGTATGGATCAATGCCGTATAAAACCCATGTAATTGCTTCACCTATCGATGATTTCCCTGCACCATTCGG